ATGTCAATGAAAGACTGGCTTCGCGGCAACCGGAATACGCAAGAGAAGGCGAGCGAGCAGCCTACGGCTCCGCCGGACGAGCGCGTCGGAATGTCGCCCGACGATCCGCCGACAGAAGAGAGCAGCGGGTTGCCGCCTGCGGATCCTCCCTCTTCGGATCTCCCGCCCGATCCGCCGCCGCCGGAAAGCCCGCCACCCGGCGGCCCGGTTGGGGCACCTCTCTCGCTGGCGGATATCACGCGCGGGATGCAGCACGCCGCCTCGGCGGCAAACCAGCTTATCGCGCATCAATACATGCAGGCGCTGGACCCCTTTTTTGAGCACAGCGATGACGGGAGGCTGGTGCCAAAAGTCGTCGAAATGGCGCTGGATGATCAACATCACTTTGCCTTGCCGCTGGTGGCGCTCTCCACGCCGCGCGGGCTGATGCTGGACAAAATGAAGGTCTTTTTGACGGTGCGGACCGATGCCGTTGAGCAGCAGAGCGCGGTTTCCGGCACGCCCGATGACACGGTTGGCCGTTTCCTCGTCAGCATGTCGCCGCCGAGCCGCGAAGGCAGCGGTCGCGACAGCGGGCATGTGGACATTGAAATGCAGTTCACCGTGCTGGAACCGCCGGAAAGCGTGATGCGACTGATTGAAGAGTACACCCGACAAGTTCTTCCCCAATCTAACGTGAGGAGTGATGACAATGGCTAATCAACCAGCAAATACCGGCGCGGCCGGGTTGACGTTAATTAAGTCTTTTGAAGGGCTAAGCCTGGAGAAGTACCGCGATGCGGTCGGTAAATGGACCATCGGCTACGGCCATTTGATTTTGCCCCATGAAAATTTCCCGCAGGCGTTAAGCAAGGTGGAAGCGGAAGATTTGTTGCGGGCGGATCTGGGGATGACCGAGCGCGGGGTGCATCGTCTCGTGATGGTCGATCTCAACCAGAACCAGTTCGATGCGCTGGTGGCGTTCGCCTTTAACGTCGGGCTGGGCAATTTGCAGAACTCGACGCTGCTGCGCCTGCTCAACCAGGGGCAATATCAGGAGGCGGCGGACCAGCTTCCGCGCTGGAATAAAGCCGGCGGCAAAATTCTCGCCGGCTTGACCCGTCGCCGCGACGCGGAACGTGCGCTGTTTATGGCACCCGTAAACTGAACTGACTGGAGGGATTCCAATGAAATACACACTGTCGATACTGTTTCTGGCTGTGTTAACCGCTGTACCGGCGTATGCCGACTTACCGCAATGCAGCGCGGTAGTACAAGCGGCCAACCAGCAACTGGCGAAACAGAACAACAAGACCGTGCAGGATGAGAAGAAACTGACGGCTCTGCTCAAAACGCTAAATCGTGATGATGTGCTGCCCGCTGAGTACGTGACCCGCGAACAGGCGATCAAATTGGGCTGGAGCGGGAAGGCGGAAGATTCGCTGTGGAGCATCTGGGCGCTGAACAAGAAGGTGTTGGGCGGCGATCCCTGGACCGGTAAGCCTGCGCCGGGGAAAGGAAAATGGTACAGCGCCGATGTCGATAGCGTACGCGGTCTGCGCAGTAACAAACATCTGATCTACAGCCCGGAAAGCACGACGCGTTATCTCACTACAGATAATGACGCGACAACCGTCACGCTTCCTCCTTGCCAGTAGTCAGTCTTGCGGCCTCATCCTATTCGTTGAGGCCGCCTGTTGAGGAGGAGATTGCCATGGTTGACGGTATTCAGATGTTAAGTCAGGGGCTGGCCGCGCTCGCCGGGTTATTTGGCGGGCTGAGCGTTTCGTTTTTCTGGCAACCGAAAAAATTGCATCAGCACGGTCGGCTGGCGGCTGGGGTGATTATCGGTGCCATTAGCGTCAGCACGACCTTCACGCTGGGCGGTTTTATTGCGCGCTGGCTGGGCATGAACTTCAAAGATAGCGATATCGCGATGGGTATTGGCTATTTTGTCGGCGCGATCAGCGTCGGGATGATTGCCTGGCTGGCTAACTTTTTTAACCGTCGGGAAGGGCACGATATTTTACAGGTTGCCGGCGAGCTAAAACGCGTCGCCCGTGGCGTAAAAGTTTCGCCATCGCGCCGCCGCGCGCCACGACGCCCTAAATCGGGAGATCCATCATGACGTTGAAACTCATTTTCTGGGCGGCCACGCTGGTGGATGGGGCGATTGCGGTGATTATTTTTGTCAGCGCCCTCAGTTCCCGCATGCCCAATATCCCCATCTGGTATCGCATTGGGTTATTAATTACCGCGTTAGGGTTTACCGTGCAGGGGTTTCTCAATCTTCCCTATTTGCTGTTCAATGTCATGTTAATGGCGCAAGAACTACCGTTCTGGATATTAAAAGATGTCGGTGTCGGCGTGATTGCTATTTATTATTTTTGCCACACGATGCGTAAAGATGAGAAGCCGAAAAAAACACCAGCACGTAAAAAAACGTCAATGGTTAAAAAAGCGACATCTTCCAGAGCGCCCCGCAAGACAACACCCGCCAAATAAAAGTCACAGCGTATCTGCGCTGCTGTAAATGTTGATGTTAAATATCTCTGGCAGGAGCATTATGCACGGGCATAGTGCTCCTTTATTTGCTCAGTGAGAAATGTAGCAACAATTAACTGTTAATAAAAATTCAGGCTGGACTATTCGTCCGAATACATCATCGCGGCTTGTGTGCGGTTATTCACATTCAGACGGCGGAAAATAGATTCCAGATGCGCTTTCACCGTACCGGCGCTGATATTTAACTGGCGGCTGATTTGCTTGTTGGATTCCCCGGCAGCCAGCAGCTTGAGGATTTCGCGCTGGCGCTCGCTGAGCCGTGCAATTGCGCCGTGTCCGCCATCCAGCAGCGTGATGCTTTCCTGCGGGAAACAGAGCATCCCCAGCGACGCGGTGCGTAGCGTCTGTGCGATGGTTTCCGGCGGTGAATCGCGTCTGACAAACGCAATCGCATGGTGATGCAGAAACTGCCTGAGTAATGTCGGCTGGCATTTATTCATCAGCATCACCACCGGAATAGTGGGGTGGTGCAATGCCAGCGTATCGAGTAATTCAAGACTTTCTGTTTTATTTCCGTCACCATCCAACAGAATTAACGATGCCGGAAATTCATTTAGTGTTTCATTAATTTCATTCTGATTATTCAGCCCTCGAATCTTCACATTAGGGATAAAGTGCGAAAGTACTGATGCCATTCCTTCAATAAATATCGACTGCTTGTCAATCATGAGTACATGCATGCGTCATCTCCACGTAAGAGCGTTCGTCAATGAGCCTGGTAATCATCAGAGTATTAAATGAAATGAAAAAAATGAAACAGGCTAATTGTCATAGGTCTTTTAACCGATATGGCAAATTAGCGAAGATGAAATAGATAACCCGATTAATAAAATATCATATATTAAAAATGGCCGTTTCGCTATTTTATAAATAATTAGCAGGGTGAGGATGATAAATAACATGAGAGAGAGGACAGGGAATTTCGAAAGGCGGGTTAATGTAGCGGATAACGCGCTGCGACAGGAAAAGGGAGCGCCAACAGCTTGACGCAGCGCTGGTTTTTTCATCACTTAGCAGCTGAACGCGAGATCGTGGCTTGCATAGCCGCGAGCGGCAGGTATAATCCCACACGTTTCCGCATCCCCTTCAGTGCCGAAGTGGCGAAATCGGTAGACGCAGTTGATTCAAAATCAACCGTAGAAATACGTGCCGGTTCGAGTCCGGCCTTCGGCACCAAGACCTCTTCCAAGACCATCCGAGAAAGTCCACCAAACCCTTTAAAATCAAGGCTTACAGCGATTTTTGTATCCGGTATTGTCCGAGTCCGTCCGTTGAAATCCAGGGGGCACTGGGGGCATAATTGGGGGCATCTTAACTTCGATTAGAAATGTGCCCCCAAAATGAAGCTCAACGCCAGACAGGTAGAGACCGCAAAGCCTAAAGACAAAACCTACAAAATGGCCGATGGCGGCGGTTTGTATCTTGAGGTTTCGGCCAAGGGCTCTAAATACTGGCGCATGAAATACCGACGACCCTCTGATAAAAAAGAGGATCGCCTTGCTTTTGGTGTCTGGCCTACTGTTACGCTTGCTCAAGCTAGAACAAAGCGCGATGAAGCTAAAAAGCTGTTAGTACAGGGCATCGACCCAAAAGCTGAACAGAAGGAAGCCCAGGCCGAAAACGCTGGGGCATATACTTTTCAAACCATCGCCCTCGAATGGCATGCGAGCAATAAGCGCTGGAGCGAAGACCATCGATCGCGCGTTCTTCGTTACCTTGAACTGTATATCTTTCCTTATATTGGCTCGTCTGATATCCGGCAGCTTAAAACCAGCCACCTGCTTGCCCCGATCAAGAAAGTTGATGCCAGCGGTAAGCATGATGTCGCGCAGCGCCTGCAACAACGTGTCACGGCCATTATGCGCTATGCCGTACAGAATGATTACATCGACTCAAACCCGGCCAGTGACATGGCTGGCGCGTTATCAACTACCAAAGTGCGGCATTACCCAGCTCTACCCTCAAGCCGGTTCCCTGAGTTTCTTGCTCGTCTTACTGCATATCGTGGCCGTGTGATGACACGTATCGCGGTCGAACTTTCATTGCTAACTTTTGTGCGCTCCAGCGAATTACGCTTCGCACGTTGGGATGAATTCGACTTCGATAAATCCCTTTGGCGTATACCAGCAAAACGAGAAGAGATTAAAGGCGTGCGTTACTCTTACCGTGGCATGAAGATGAAAGAGGAACATATCGTTCCCCTCAGTCGGCAAGCGATAGGGTTGCTAGAGCAGCTTAGGCAAATCAGCGGTGACAAAGAGCTTCTATTTCCGGGGGATCACGACGCAACGAAGGTGATGAGTGAAAACACGGTAAATAGTGCTTTGCGTGCCATGGGCTATGATACGAAAACTGAAGTCTGTGGGCATGGTTTCAGGACGATGGCACGGGGCGCATTAGGAGAGTCTGGATTATGGAGTGATGATGCCATAGAACGTCAATTGAGCCATACAGAGCGTAATAATGTGCGCGCAGCTTACATTCACACCTCTGAGCATTTGGATGAGCGCCGTCTAATGGTGCAATGGTGGGCTGATTATTTAGATTCCAACAAAAATGAAGGGATTGCTCCCTATGATTTTGCTAGTCGATTGAAAAAAAGCTTAGTCTAATCTAGCCAACCCGCATAAACGGGGCCGACTAGATTTGTAAGGTTTAGGAACTCGTATCAAGTGTTAAAAGAGCATGCATTCTTTTAACTATCATAATAATATTTAAGATTAGGTGTACGCATACGTATATAATTAATGGACACAATATGTGAGTTAATACATTAAATTTTAAAGTTATATTTGCTTTGTCAAAAAAATACTCGTGAGTTGAACTATGGAAATAACCATATGAATCAACTGAGTATAATGAAACTATAAAACATAATACAACTAATAACACACCACACAATATAGAATAGCAAATATTGTAGTAAAGCTCAGTTAATAGTGATTTCTTAGATTCGTAAAAAGTATCAATATCTTTTCTTTGTCTTATCTTTGATTCTTGATCATATACTAAGACAAGAACACTAAGTAGCAATGCTGTTAATATAGCGCTAAAGTTTACTAGTAATGATATTAGATCCTTTGTTATGCCACTCCCAAAAAAAGAAAATGAGGCAGCAACGATGAAAGGAAGGATAACAAAAGTGAATATATCCCACATGCTTATTTTTTTCGTGTCAGCATCACGTAAGGTTCTAAAGTGTCCTATAAGAACTTCGCATATGTTTACTTTTGAACTCATTGCGCTCTCCTTATATCAACTCCGCGATATAATAACTGAATGTATTCGCTGATAATAGAATCAACCAACTTATTTAACGATGTGATTTCAGGCATCCCGTCATTAAATACAACTTGTTCTTCATCGAATATAATTTCACAAACAGCACCTCTGGCTGTTGTTCCAATTCGAAAAGTCCTTTTTCTACCATCTCCTAGTTCTACAACTGTTTTAACTGTTTCTCCATATTCTTTTAGTATTTCAACTAATTGATATTGTTCGGAATCTCTGGTGAAATAGTCCCTTAGTCTTCCTAGTCCTGAGTTTCTGGGGGGTTTTATTACCAATTCTTGTTCATTATGACCTAGTTTCCGCGCTTGTTCAGCAACATCTTTTATTCCCTGAAATTTGGTTACTTTTATCTCTTTAGCAATGGCATCCATCCATTTTTCGATCGCTTTATCATATGCAAGAGGATTCATTTGAATTACAAGGTTGGTAACTCTTTTAAAATAATCAGAAAATAAATTCATAAAAAGGGTTTTGATACCATCCCCTCTGTATGTATGCAAAAAAGCCATCCCTTCGTTTACATCTCGAGGAATATAGAAATGTATATAATATCTTATTATTTCCGCATTGTTCTTTGTTTTTTCAAAATCAACATCGCCAGTTTCGATATTGATTATGTCAGTTTTTGTTCCGTAATATCCTGACTCAAACCATCCATAAATTTCACGATTGCTATCGTCACGAACAATTTCATTGAAACGAAAAACTTGTTTGGTTTGTTCGGAAATAATGTATCCATCATTATACTGTTCAATGAAGGTATATAATATATCCAATAAATCATGTTGTTTGATATTACTCAAGGCAGAGTAACGTTGTTCTTTTGCTGCATTAGGGTTATAGCAGCGAAAAAGATACGGTGCTAAGGCATGCATTTTAATCTCCTTTTTTCGTAAGAGTAACAAGTTGTCTTAAGTAGATCAATAAATGAACAGATCTTAATGTGATCCTTTTTGTTGTTTTAGTCTTCATAAAAATCAATATGTTAACTAAATACTCTTTTTTCCTGTGAGATCTATGATACGGCTATTAACAGGAGGAGTAAAAATAGTGACGACTCTTCAGTTTGGACGTTTTAATTCGAATATTAAATAGAAATCTTAGAGCGGAATGCTCTCTCCGCCACGCCTTCCCACTCTGTGGGTAATACTCATGCAGGTGCGTGGACGAAGTTATTCCACGACAGGACTGGATTCGCTCTGTGAACGAGTGGGAAGGGGGAGATGATCTGCTTCATAAGCCACATCCTCGACGCATAAAATGACTGATTTCCACTGCCTCATGTTGACTTGTTCGTATCCCTCACTTGGCCGCCTCAGAAGTCCGCTATGCCCTCGAATAACACCGCACCGCCCATTGAGCGCCGTGAATCGGCCACGCTTAGGATGCGAAAATAAAAGCACACATTACTGCTTGCGCGCAGTGCTTTCCCCGCCTCGCCTGCCCGCTTTGCAGGGCGGTTTAAATGCAGATGCATGACCGGGTTCAGGCCGCGCCGGGACTGGCGCGGGCGGGGTTCCGGCTGGCAGGGAAATAAATGCAGTTAAATGCACCTGATGCATGCAGGGTATTTTTCGAAAAAATAACGGGATTTTTTGGCATTTTTTCGGGGTACTGAGAGTGCAGCCGGTAGCCAGTACCGGCGCACATAAATCGGGAGATTTTCGGGGAGGTTATTGCTGTTGAATATCTGCCTGCAAGACCTCATTTTCCGGCATCGCCGGTTTACGTATCACGCCGTCGAGTGTCTCGGTGGTGCGGAACGTGGCCGAGCATTCAATACTGGTGCACTGGTGATAGCGCTGTTTGAGGTTTTCTGTCAGATAGCGGCTGGTACGCGTGTGCGCAGGCTGTTTGCAGAACGGGCAGTGAAACATGGCTCAGCCCTCCGCCTGCTTTCTCTTTTCGGCCAGTTGCGTGGCAAGTTGCGAACGCTTCAGCGGACTTTTATACAGCGCCATGTCCACGCCGGTCAGCGGCGGGCGGTGCATGCCGAGTTGTGAGAAGACCGGCTCATTGTCCATATCAAAGTTATAAAATTGTGCCTGCACCGCAACATGCATGTGCAGCTCCTCAGCCAGAATATCCGCCGGGCGCGTCGCACCGTTCAGCTCCAGCGCACGCAGGCGCAGGCAGAACGCCCGCACCAGTGCCGGGCTGATGTCCCGCATGGCCTCTGCCCACTCTGCCTGTGCGCAGACGGAAAACGCCCGTGCATGCTCAGTGACATACGTTTTACCTGTCGTGCACGCTTCCAGCATGGCGCGGGATTTGTCCGTTTCCAGTTCAGCAATCAGGCCGGTGAATTCCTCCGCCAGCTCACGACCGGCGATGTGTCTGCTGTGTCCGGCTTTGAGCTCCGGCGTCATGGCACCGCCCAGACTGCGGAAACGCTCGCGCCAGCTCTTCTCTGCTGCTGAGCTTTCCTCAAGTGCGCTCTGACGTTCCTTTTCGCTGCGCGTGATGGCTGCGCCGATGTCGTTCAGTTTTATCATGCTGCCGGTGTGGGCGGCTTTTGCCTCTGTAAAGGTTTTCAGGGCACGGTTGACGGCGGTGGCGTTATCCTCTGCGGCTTTTTTATGCACAGTATTAACAGCACCCTCGATGACGGCGCGGGAAGCACCGGTCTGCGTGCTGCCGATGGTTTTCATGATGGAGGTCAGAAGTTCAGTTTTCATGGCGGGGCTCTCTGTGTTGTCAATGTAAGTTCATTCTGCCGCGCCCTGCACAACGAAACGACCGGTTGCAGTTGTGGCCGGGATGGCACAGAAAGCCGCTGAAAAACCGGCTCGCCAGAAAGAGGTCTCTGGAAAAAGCTTCTTTCTGTTTGTTTTTCTGTAATTAACTCTTCACACTGTTCACTGAGAAATAAAATAATAAGTAATACAGTAAGTTAAAGGGTGAACAGTTGAGGAATTAAGTGTTCACCGACTGTTCACCACTGTTCACCCCGGCGTTTAAACTCTTCCCGGCCCTTTATGTTTTTTTTGAATTTTTCTCCCTGTTAATAAAAAGAATTTAATAGGCAGAAGTAAATTCAACTGACTTATTTTTAACCACCTCATCACTATTCAATCGTATTCGACACCATTCCACACCCGCCTGTTTTTCAGGCATTTTTACCGGCGTATCAGCACGCTTTTGCCCTGTTGCATTGTCCGTTTTTATTCACAAAATAGAGCGCTACCCGAAGCCGGAAAGACACAACCGGCACTGTATGGACATTATGAGGTAGCCCGATGCACACCGCTTTTTCTTCCCCGTCTTCTGCCCCTGCCGCACCGTTAATGCCGGTTTCTGACGTTATTCAGGAGCGTTTTTTACGCCTGCCGGAAGTGATGCATTTATGCGGCCTGTCCCGCTCGACCATTTACGACCTCATCAGCCGCAACATGTTTCCGCAGCAGGTTTCCCTCGGCGGAAAAAACGTCGCCTGGCTGCACAGTGAAATTACTGCCTGGATGACTGCGCGAATCTCCGACCGTAACCGGGGCTGCGACGCATGATGATGTCCGGTCTGCAAAAACAGCCTTTTCCTGGCTTGCTTCTTTTCAGTGTTTCCAGGTATAGTTTTCCCGCTGTCGCAAAATCGGCAGCCGGGATTAGCAGCCCGTGTAACTCAATGGCGACACAACACGCGCCAGGCGTGTTTTTTTATGTCGTGGCTCAGACACACCCATTTTGCGGGCTGTGGTGCTTACACCGTGGCCCCTGTCAGATAATGGTGGTCCGGGCGGGGCAGCCTTCGGGCTGGCCGGTGTCCATTGAGGCCGGTACTGCTAACCCCGTCCGGGCTACCACCCATGAGATTAGCAGCTCCGGTGGTGGCAATAACCGCTACTCAATGGAGGCTGCCATCATGGCTACTATCCTCACCCCGTCATACCCGCAGTTTGTCTTTGTGTTTGCCGCCGTCCGCCGCGCAGACCGTACACCCCGTATTCGTATGCTCCGCACCGTGGCCGGTGATGAACACGCCGCACGCCTTTCCCTCGTTCGCGATTACGTTCTCTTCTTTGCCGCCCGTCTGCCGGTTGCGGAGGTACCTGCATGAAAGAAATGACCCTGACCATCACCCACGCCGACCTCCGGCACCTTGAACACCTGCGTAATGTCGGCCAGTTCGTCGGGAATATGCTGATATCGCAGGATGTTTCCGGTGCCTGCCAGTCACCGGAACAGCATTTACAGCTCGCCTCCGTCATTCACCTGATGACCGCCCGGCTTGACGATGTGGTCGAACGCTGCAACCGGCGCTGGCTCACTGAGGAGGTACGCGCATGAAACAGCCATTACCGCCCGTATTACGTGCCGCGCTGTACCGCCGCGCGGTCGCCTGTGCCTGGCTGACCCTGTGCGAACGCCAGCACCGCTATCCATACCTCACCCTCGATGCGCTGGAAAGCGCCATCGCTGCCGAGCTGGAAGGGTTTTATCTGCGTCAGCACGGCGAGGAAAAAGGCCGCCAGATTGCCTGCGCGCTGCTGGAAGATTTGATGGAAGCCGGGCCGCTTAAGGCCGCCCCGTCACTGTCCTTTCTGGGGCTCGCCGTCATGGACGAACTTTGCGCCCGCCATATCAAAAAGCCTGTGCTGCACTGAGGTAGAAAAAACCAATGAAAATGAACGTAACGGAAACCGTGAAACAGGCATGCGGCCACTGGCCGCGCATTCTCCCGGTGCTGGGGGTGAAGGTCATTAAAAACCGGCATCAGGCCTGCCCGGTCTGTGGCGGGAGTGACCGCTTCCGCTTTGACGATAAAGAGGGGCGCGGCACATGGTTCTGCAACCAGTGCGGCGCGGGTGACGGCCTGAGCCTGGTTGAAAAGGCGCTGGGCGTGACGGTCAGCGAAGCCGCCATCCGGGTGAACGCCGTGACCGGCAGCCTGCCGTCGGTTGCCCCGAATGTGATTGCTGCTGATGCGGAAACTGAAGCCAGCCGCAGGGAGGCCGCCGCGCTGGCGGCCAGTCTGCTGGCAAAAAGCCGCCCGGCCACCGGCAGCGCCTACCTGACCCGCAAGGGCTTCCCCGGCTTCGAATGCCTGACGCTCACCACCACGCATAAAACCGGTGGCGTGACCTACCGCACCAGGGATGTGGTTGTCCCGTTGTATGACGATGCCGGCGCGCTGGTTAACCTCCAGCTCATTAACGCTGACGGGGACAAGCGAACCCTGAAAGGCGGCCAGGTGAAAGGGGCATGCCACACCATCGAAGGGCAGAAACAGGCGGGAAAACGTCTGTGGATAGCAGAAGGTTACGCCACGGCGCTGACCGTGCATCACCTGACCGGCGAAACCGTGATGGTGGCGCTGTCGTCCGTGAACCTCCTTTCTCTGGCGAGCCTTGCCCGCAACCGGCATCCTGGCTGTCAGATTGTCCTCGCGGCTGACCGTGACCTGAACGGTGTCGGCCAGACAAAAGCCGCTGCGGCCGCAGATGCCTGCAACGGCGTGGTTGCCCTGCCGCCGGTGTTCGGTGACTGGAATGATGCGTTTATGCAGAAAGGCGAGGAGGCCACGCGCCGGGCGATTTACGATGCCATTAAGCCACCGGTCGCGAGCCCGTTCGACATCATGAGCGAGGCGGAATTTACCGCCATGAGCACCAGTGAGAAGGCGATGCGGGTGCATGAGCACTACGGCGAAGCGCTGGCCGTGGATGCAAACGGGCAGCTTCTCTCCCGTTATGAGGCCGGAGCGTGGAAAGTGATTTCCCCGGCTGACTTCTCCCGCGATGTGGCGGCACTTTTCCAGCGCCTGCGCGCCCCGTTCTCATCAGGGAGAATTGCGTCGGTGGTGGAGACCCTGAAACTGATTGTGCCGCAGCAGGGCGCTCCGGCACGGCGTCTGATTGGCTTTCGTAACGGCGTGCTCGATACCGTCAGCGGCACATTCAGCCCGCACCACAAATCTCACTGGCTGCGTACCCTGTGCGAGGTGGATTTCACCCCGCCGGTGGCGGGCGAAACGCTGGAAACGCATGCCCCGCATTTCTGGTACTGGCTCGACCGCGCCGCCGGTGGTCGCGCTGACAAACGCGACGTGATACTCGCCGCGCTGTTTATGGTGCTGGCGAACCGCTACGACTGGCAGCTTTTTCTCGAAGTGACGGGACCAGGGGGAAGCGGGAAAAGCATTCTGGCCGAAATAGCGACCCTGCTCGCCGGGGAAGATAACGCCACATCAGCCGATATCGACACACTGGAAGACCCGCGCAAGCGTGCATCCCTGATTGGCTTCTCACTCATCCGTCTGCCTGACCAGGAGAAATGGAGCGGTGACGGTGCGGGGCTCAAGGCCATCACCGGCGGCGATGCCGTGTCAGTTGACCCGAAATACCGCGACGCCTATTCCACGCATATTCCGGCGGTGATTCTGGCGGTGAACAATAACCCGATGCGCTTCACTGACCGTAGCGGCGGTGTCTCCCGTCGCCGGGTTATCCTGCATTTCCCGGAACAGATTGCCCCGGAGGAGCGCGACCCGCACCTGAAGGATAAAATCGCCCGCGAGCTGGCTGTCATTGTGCGCCAGCTTATGCAGCGGTTCAGCGACCCGATGACTGCCCGCACGCTGCTTCAGTCGCAGCAGAACTCAGACGAGGCGCTGAACATCAAGCGCGACGCCGACCCGGCCTTTGATTTTTGCGGCTATCTGGAGGCATTGCCGCAGACTAACGGCATGTTTATGGGAAATGCGAATATTGTTCCCCGCCAGCCCCGCAACTATCTCTATCATGCTTATCTGGTCTATATGGAAGCTCAGGGGTACAAAAATGTGCTAAGTCTGAAAATGTTTGGGCTTGGGTTGCCGGTGATGCTCAAAGAATACGGACTCAATTACGAAAAGCGCCATACTAAACAGGGAACGCAGACCAACCTGACACTGAAAGAGGAAAGCAACAGCGACTGGCTGCCGAAGTGCAATGAGGCAGCAACGAAATGACCTAACCAGACCGGCGATTGCCGGTCTTTCTTTACCCTAAATCGCCAAAAATGAAGAGCTTACTGTTCACTCTCCACTATGTGTTCGTCATTCATCTACCTGAAAATAAAGTAAAATTATCAAGAGTGAACAGTGTAGCCAGTTAATCTGAAAAAAAATTTCTTAATATGACTTAGTGGCTTTTGTTTAATGCAATTATAATGATCGCCCTAGTTGTAATTTCCCGCCGCCAGTATAAGATGCTAGGATTTCAAAGTATTAATTATACCCCTAAGTATCTGAAAGCTTTTGGCGAGACGTGGACTTTGCAAGCATCTATGCATAAAGAGCAATATACATTTGTTTGCGATAAATAATCGTTAAAATAACAAATTAAAAATCATGGCTATTTATTACATTGCATTATCTTTCCTTTGAAAAGCACCAAAATCAAGAGTGCTCATCGTTAAGAATGGAGCTAAAATCGTCACGATAGGATTTATGTGCACTCAATAGTGGATTGTATTCATTTAATCTTTTACTCATTGTGTAAATACTCAGGGAGCAGTATGCAAGCCAACACCACATAGTAAACGCTACAAAAGAAATTATTAAGGTTATAATAAATTGAGTGGAATCGTTTTTTGAGTAATTTTTTACAATCTCTGTACCCATTACCAATAATAAATAAAGCATCATACCTGGTATAGCCCAGTACTGATGTCTGTGAGGGGTTATTTTTCCATTGTCAACATCATACAGACCAGGCCAGCGTAATATCGATTTAAGCGCCGGGATATACGATTGAGGTTGACTGGAATGAAATGCAATTAGCTTACATGATAAATCCCTATCTCTATGAAGACCAAATGATTGAAGACGGAACTGTTGTTCAGCTTTAGCTAATGGGTCTAAAGTTTGATCAGTTTCCTGCCTAAGCCACTTAATTGCTTTCACTTGTTCATCTGGTGATCGTGAAAAAAAATCACGACGACTGAAATGAGTATATTTTTTTGAAATCGCAGCCAAGATAGCAAGAATAATACTTGATATTACCGGGATACTTAGAACTTCTTTTAGCATCATTAACATCAGCACCCTCTCTTCACAACTCAAATTAAAGGTTTTTTAACAATCCCTATCAAACTCATAAATAAGCATCAAGAAATTATAATGCTTTACAACTTTTGGGACTATACTACATATATAGAAATATCGCGCTTGGTAAAAAAGTATTACATTCCCTAACCTCCTGAAAACGAAGCAATACAGACTTATGCAGGAAATCATTCAAGTTATTATATTAGAAGACCCAAAAGATAACACAGGCCCATCATCTTTAATATCATTAGGATATAATTGCCATACTTTCGATGGGGGAGACATAAAATATATAGTCTCAAATGGAATGGTTAAGGATTCCAAACGATTACGAATGCACCGAAGAACTGGAGGAGGGACAAATAATGTGTCGTGTGTAATGTAAATAAGCAAAATAACCTCATCACCATAGCATTTATTTTTTTTATTGTTAATAAGGGTTAAAAATGAAGCAATCATATCTTCAGCATTCCATGCAGCAGGTATATTCCCATACTTACCACCGAACTTTTCTAACGGGGCAAACTCTGTTAATTCGAGCCATCTTTGACCTTTTTTCTCTGTTGTGACTTGGAAATCCAAGCTGTTCTCGTGTTGAGGTTCAAGTTTGGTGAAACTACCATAACGTGCAATGTGGGGATTTAGCGCAGGTTTTCCCTCGCAGAATGATTCTGCTATCAGTAACTCAATTTCGCCCTTTGCTGGAGGGTAGTCTATTTTTTTAATGCAAGTTCCTGAGGAAGTGATTTGTACTGATGTACTAGTTCCAGATGGTTTTTTTCGCTTTCCCAT